GATGCGGTGAAACCGTTGTCTGCAAGTAAGGCCATTGCCCCTGATAATTCTGTGAATGAGGTTCCTAGCTCCGCAGCAAGTGGACCTACATACTGAATCGCTGTACCAAAGGACTCAAACGAAAGTGCCGAGTTGTTAATCGTAGAAACAAGTACATCACCTACTGCAGTAGACTCTTTTGCTGTGAGGTTAAACTGATTAAGAATCTGACCTACCTTCTGTGCTACGGGGCCTACCTGCTGACCAAGTGCCTGTGCGATGTTTGCAATCGCTGCTGTAGAGTCGATAATCTCATCAGTGGTAAAACCTAATTTCGCTAGTTCGGTTTGTAGCGTTACGATTTCTGCTGAGGTAAACTTCGTGCTACCTGCTACTTTAAGTACATTGTCACTGAGTCGCTCAAGCTCGTCTCCCGATACTCCTGTTACAGCCGACAATTGTGCGAGCTGTGCTTGGTAGTCAATGGCTGCCTTAGCGGCATCAACAGTAATGTTCTTAACAACACTAACAACAGCATTAAAAAGCTTAAACCCACCTACATATTTAATGAGGTTACCTGCAGCCTTACCTAAAGATTCTGCAGAAAACTGTTGCTTAAAGGCATCGCTAAACCCTTTCTGAGTCTTTGTCGCATTGCTGAAGGTATTCTCTAGGTTCTTTACCCCTGAGTTCAGTTTGTTTATCTGAGAGGTTGCCTTATTGTACTCCTCAGTACCTGCCTTAAGTGCGTTTTGGTTTACACGTATCTCGCCTGTGATGGATTTAAATTCCTTCTTGAGGTTCTCTACAGGTTTGCCAAGCTTATTAAAAATTTCTTCCGCAGACTTTCCATTCTGCTTAAGCTTAATTATCTCATTTGAAAATTGAGCAAACTCTTTATTTAGCCTGTCTATCTTTTCATTTAAACTTTCTTGTGCCATCTTATAGCGATTTACCTAGTTCTAGCGTATACTCTTCAAAATACTGTAATGCAAAATCATCGAAAAATTTTTCAAATCCCCTAAGCACTGCTAATTCAATTTTAATGTTTAGCTCAGTTGAATACGCAAATCTTGTTTTTATTTCGTTTTCCCTCTGTATCTTTCTAGCTATCCTAAAGGCTATACCCTTTCTGTAGCTGTCCCTTTTCGAAGAGTACACATATGTCCTTGTGGCTCCATTCTTAAGTGTTTTCTTCTGCCTGTAAAACCCTGACTTAAACAATCCCTTGGCATCCATCCATTGGAATATCTTGTTCTTATCAGGACTCATCCTCTTGCCCTTAGCGTTAGATGCTCTCCCCTCTACAGTATCGAGCTTGCGACCATACTCACCCCAAGGCAATTCTACAGAAACTCTAATGTCTTCTAAGAGCCCTGCTTGTTTATTAAACGAGGACTTTATATTTAAATACTTACCGCTCTTGTTGTAGTTAATGGCTAATATGCTGTTAACCAAGCTACCTGTTACATCTTGTTTATTGTACTTAAGCCTATTGATAAGGGTAGATTTGAGTCGTATCTCTTCTATCTCTTTAGCAATATAAGTACGTAGGTTTTGTATTTGTTTCTGACGGCTTATCAACTTGCAATACCTTTAACGTATGGGGCTCGGCCAAATGTGGCTTCAACCGTAAACATTACTGATGATATATTGTAAGTGTCTGTTCCTAAATTGTCGATAGATATCTCTCCCACTTCAATGTCCTCATTCTGCTGAAAAAGGTAGTCCTGAAACTGACCTGCTAAGAATAGGTTCTCCTCAATGGTCTTCATCATAGACACCTCATTGTCGTAAGGATACTTGTCTAGAATGATGCAATCAAAGCCTAGTGTGTACACAGGTCTGTTTAGCGTTCTAGAAATATTTGATGTAGAGGGTATTACTATGAAGGTCTTGTATTCAAATTCTATCTTATCCAATTCTTCCTCAGAACCTACAAACAGGAACTGATTGACCATCATATGGTCTTCAGCGAAGCTCTTTACAAGAGCGTAAAAGTCTGATAAATTGGTCATAATCTCTTTATTGAATTTACAATTTACTACTCATCCTTTGTTGCCTAGCTTTCGTTTGCTCTATTTTATTTCGCTGTGCTAGGTAACTCATCTCAGGCAATACTGTGCTCATCTTAAGCATATATATTTCATTGTACCTGCGGATGTCTTCTTGTGCTAATGTTCGTACAATATTGTACCAATACCATTGGTTATTGAATAAATCTTCTCCTATGAGCTCTCTTTTTTCCTCTTGCTCCTCCTCATCGTAGTCTTTTACATTGTAAAAAACACCTGAGAATTGCTCGAAAAGTACGTATTCCCTGTCCTTCATATAGCCATAAATAGAAGAATATACATCTAAAACACTGGATTTCAGTATGTTATCTGTATTCTCCTTCTCCAAGGACTGGTCCTCATTGTCAAACTCCTTGTGTTGTTTAGGTCGGATGACCAATTTTGCAATCTCAATATCGTTGTCAACATCATACGCAAAGTTCTCCTTGCCCGTTATGATTTGCTCAAGCATAATGAACTGACCCAAGTGTATGTCCATCACATTATCATACACCGTAAATGAGTCTTTAAACTCATCACTAGAGGTGATGTCCTTGCTTATTGGGTATACCTCTTCGATGCTTCGTATAAAGTTTACTCTATCTGAAGCGTTGAAGTCCTTAAACATCTCATCTAGACCTACGCCATCGATGATGCATTTATTGATTTCAATGTGTTGACCAAATGTAATCATAGTTATAGAAACATTGTTACGCCCCCGTCTTGCTCTTCCTTGGCGCAGTACGCTGCAATCGCTAGGCTCATTACCATATCATCGTGCTTGCCGTCTGTATTACTGTACTGAAGGTTCCCTGTGATGGGGTTCCTCTTACTCCTAAAGTCGTAAAGCTCCTTTATCAACTCCTGATTATCGGGTATCGATATCAACTTATCGTCAAACAACTTTATTAGGTTGTTTATGATTAGTGGCTTCGTCTTCGCTGAGGTGGTGAACGGTATCATCTTAAAAAGCTTATCGTCCTCTGTGAGCTCATCAAAGAGTAGGTCGTTGTTGTTCACCTCGAAGTAACAGGCCGATAGCTTGTCCTCCTCATCGTGCTTTAGGTAAAAAGACTTAATACGCTCCTTAAACTCCTCGGAGTCCATTCCCTCCTCCTTGAGGTTGAACCTATCGATGTCTATGATATTGTACGCTTCATCCAACGCTGTTAATACAGTGTAATCCTGTGCAACGCCAATGTCCATACCAATGTAAATTCTCTCGTAAGGGGTGTTTAGTGTCGTGCTTACGCACTCGTCAATGTTACTGAACAACGCATTACTACTGATAGGCTTACATAAAAACTCTTGGTCGAACTGTGCCTTGGTCATACTCTTCTTAATCCCAAGCACTGTATCGTTTACTGCAGGGTCATTTAAATCTAAATAAGTACGCTTCAGGCTCTTCATCTGTGTCCAATTCTCCTTGAGCTGACCTTGCTTGTACCACTCAAAAAACCAATTGGGACCATTGAAAGTACTTGCCGCTACGACCCTACCCTTCGTCCTAGTGACCATAGGCAACAACACCTCATTGATAAAGTCCAACTTCATATATGCGGCCTCATCAATGTAGATAAAATCAAGAGTAGCCCCACGAAGGTTATCACCACTATCAGCACTACGGAACTTAATAAAACTCCCATTATAGAGATACATCTCATTAGACTTCCTGTCAAACCTCTTAATGATTTTATTGAATACATCTGTCCTACCACTAAACATTCCCTCTATGTCTTTCATCACCTTATTGGCTTGGTCCTGTATAGGGCTGACCCAAAAGATGCGCTGCTTAGGATTGTTCAACGCCCTCATCAAACAATCGTTCTGCATAAAGAAAGTCTTCCCTGTCTGTCGACCTGCAACAAGCACACTAATGAAAGGCTTCTCCTCGTGAACGAGCCGATAAAAGTCCCTTTGGGGCTCAGTGGGATTGTATAACTTAATCTGCATCGCTATAGTCGATGTCTAGTAAATTATCCTCTTCAGGTTGTTTAGTGAGGTCAATTGTTGCGGTGATGTCAATCTTCGTCTGCTCTACCTTCATAGGAGCCTTGTATCCCTGCATATCATTGATAATCTTAATTGCCTCCATAGCCACCTTCATATCTCCATTGGCTAAGGCCATATCCCTAATGCTAATCAACTTCCCTAAGTTGGTCCCCTTAGCAGCCTCAACACTCTTGGTCTCCTGATTCACAAACTTTATCATCTCACGATGGAAAGCAGTACCGTCTGTTCTCCTATCACGATAGTAGTTCGTATAACCCAATTCCTTGGCTATTTTACTTCCACTCTCTATACCCTCGTCCTTAATCCTTTCGAGAAAGGCCTCCTGAAGCTCTGTAAGGCCACTTCCCCTGCCTTTGACTATATTACCCTTCTTGTCTTTTTTAAGTGCCATAAAACGTCTCTATTTAAGTCTATACACAGGTATGTTGTTTAACCCAAACCTTCCTGTAAACATCAACTCATCATAAGTAGGAGCATCGTCATCAAAATGATACCAACTCATAATACTCTTCAAGACCCTGTGTACACAACTCCCACAAGAAGTCTTAGGGTTCTCCCACTTCCTAAAATACTTACTCTTGCCTACCATAGAATTGTGAAAAGAAAACATCTCCTCACGTAACTCACCCCTAACCGAGTTCCTACCTGCTAAAGAAATAATCAAATCCTTCTGATTCATAAGATGACTTTTACCCAAATATACAATAATGAATTAAAGATTCATAACTAAACAACCCTTATTATACTAATAGTATAAACTAATAAATATTATACTCTCTCTAATAAAAGAGAGAGTATTATAATAATAGTACTACTTTACTCTATTACTATTATTATAATAGTATCTATTATTATACAAACTTCCAAAAGTAACTTTTGTAATTCGTTTTATCCCCTTTAAAAAACCCATTCCCCGCTCCGAGGGGTTAGCTTCAGAGAATCAACCAAACGAGTCGGTCAATAAAAAAATTCTTGACCTGTGCAAATTTTTTTCTAGTTTTTTTTATAGGTATTTTATACTCTTTTTGGATTCGATTGGTAAGATGTGGGTAATATGTGGTAAGATGTGGGCACTATATATCAACTTTTTAGTATTACACCACAAAAATAAAGCCGTAAATTGTAGGCGTAAGCCGTCCCCTATGGACGTACACTAACTAAAAATAAATACAAATATGGAAACACTAAATTTACAAAACGTTTCACGTGAAACCCTAGAAAAGAAGTATATACAACTTCTAGAAATTCAACGCCATATTAATAGTATGGTACAACAGGTAGAGGCTGAAATATATCTACCATTTTAATTTGAATTAATAACGCTTAAATATATATAAAAATGAAACAAGCAATTAATGTAAACAAGGGACGCCAAGCAACTACAAACGAAGTTATCAAGTTTGTATTTTTACAAGCCGTTAAAAATACGGCTAACGAGTTACTAGAGTCTAGAAATATAGACTTAGGCAATGATGTGGAAATTGAAATTCTAGAGGACGAGATTCACCACATTGAAAAGGTAGTAAATGCTTTTACTAAGAAGTATGCAGAATGTAGCAAAATAGTTACAGGTAGAATTCAGACAAAAGTAGAAATAATTACCGACTAATTCCTACAAATAGGGAGGGGCTAGAAATAGCCTACTCCCTTTATTTATTTATATCCTATGAAACTTTCAGTACCTACACTTACAGACCTTGAGGTTGTACAAATAGTAAAACCTGTAAAGCGCAAAAGAGCACAGAGAACGTCTACAAATAGAGAGCGCAAAGAGCGCACAAATAGAACGCTCAGAAAGGTAGAAACCTCAGACGGAGTTACCTATTTATACCAAGACAAATCTTTGAATGCACAGTACAAAGATAGATGTAAGAATATAAAGCGTCCAAAGATAAAGACAGCCCGTATCAATTATACGGATTGGTTAGATGTACAGCGTAGAAATGCATATGTACACATTACTAGAAATGATGTATTCAGATTAGCATAAATATGAACGGTATAAATGTAACAATACTAGCAGTACTATTTATAGGTACTGCTTTTATTATATCCTATTTACAGGATAAAGCAGAAAGTAAAAATAGAACGCAAAAGAACATAGAGAACATAAACGCAAATAAATACAAATAAATTATGGTTAGTTATACAGTTTGGGTTGGCGGAGTTCCTGTGGTAGAGTATGTAGAGTATTCTACTGCATTAACCGTCTATGAGTCGTACATATATCAAGGATATGAAGATACAATAATTGAAGAACATAAATAAATAAATACTATGACACAGTTTGAGAAAGATATGGCAGTTCCTTTGAACTATAATGGTACGGATATTCCTAGAGGATATTACAATCTAGTTATGTCAATACGAGATGTATCATTGTTCAGTAAAGGCATCAAGCCACATAGAAATTGGAGGCTGAAAGATGTAAAAATGTATTTCGGTATTAGTGGGAGTACAGACAAGGTATTGTCAGAATTGAACCACATAAAAGATGTATTAACTCAAGAATAATAAATAGAAATAATGAGAAGCACATTTGAAGTAAGTACAGGCGATGTATTTATAGAAGCAACAATCAAGGTAAGAGTACAAAGGCACGTAACACTATACACAGACGATAGTGAGGAGTATTTGTTAGAAGCAATGTACGATGGAGATATGGAGATAATAGAAACTAAGGTAGATACTTTCGAGGTGTCTAACGTAGAAACTGATACCGATTATTATGAAGACTAAACACAGATACAGATTCTACTATGAGTATTCAAACGGATTGAAGTTTGAGATGGGTGTTGGTTCATACACATATCCCAAACGCTCAAAGTACATAAAGAAGTTATCACAGATGTTTGATGCAGGTAGAATATACTGCTACGGATATGAGAGAATATATAATACAAATGATTAGATATGAAACTGAAAGAACTTAAGGACGCTGTTGGTAGTTTATCAGCACCTTCAAAGATGCCTTGTAGTGGTTATTCTATTCCTGCAAAAGAATGCAAGACAGGGAGTACATTAGTTACCATAAAGGGAAGTACGTGTAGCGACTGCTATGCCCTAAAAGGTAGGTATGTATTCCCTAACGTAGAAAAGGCGATGTACCATAGGTTAAATAGCCTCAAGAAAGATATAAATGCTTGGCAAGATAATATGATTATCTATATGAAGAAATATATCAAGGGAGACAAGGGATATTTTAGATGGCACGATAGCGGAGATTTGCAGAGTGTGAGCCACCTAGATTCTATCAATAACATTGCCCTTGCCGTACCTGAGGTCAAGTTTTGGTTGCCCACTAGGGAGATAAAGACTGTACGAATATGGCAGAAGATGTATGGTGAGTTTGCACCCAATCTTATTGTACGGATATCTGCACATATGGACGATGCACAGCCTAGTTACAAAGTTACAGGGTATTGTAGTGGAGTAGAGACAAAACCGAATACCTTAAATGGGTACAAATGTCCTGCACCTAAGCAAAATAATAACTGCTTAGATTGTAGGGCTTGTTGGAATGTAGAAACAGTAATATATGATAAACACTAATAAAATTAATTCTTTAAATAAATAACAAACAAAAACAAGTATTATGAAAAAGATTAAAATGTCTATTGTTAGATGGCTAGGTATTCAGGATAGAATACTTCAGTTAGAACTAGAAATCAGCGACCTAGAATCTAAGGTTCTACACCTAGAATCAGAGTTGCAAGAAACTCAATCAGATATTGAGGACAAGATTACGAGTTATGATGTAGAGAGTATTGTAGAAGATGCCTTCGCAGATATAGATATGTATGACCACGAGTATACTATAACCAACATTATAGAAGAGTGGATGATATCGAATAAAGATGAACACATACAAGAATCCATAGATAGACACCTAGAGAATCTAGCAGATAGCGATACGATACGTGAACTTATATCTGAGGAAGTGTCGAATCATCCGCAACTCTCTGAGGATAGAGATGATGACAGCAGTAATACAACGTGGGATATGAATGAGATTATCCAAGAGGTTATCGAGGAATTAGTAAACAGATTGAAATAGAATGTATGGGAAGACAAAGATATTATCCGTTCGATGAAGGCGATACTTACTATACGGTTGAAGACGGACAAGTAGTAGAATCTACGTGGGACTCTGTTAGCGAGGAGATGTATGATGATGTTTCAAATAATACTAAATACTTCCACAGTTATAGAAGTGCACAAGCATTCTTATTATTCAAAGATATAAGTAAAACAATAAAAGAGAAAATAGTATGATAGCAGATGTAAAAGACCTAGTGATAGACTTAGGATGGGACTACGATAGAATGAGTAGTAGTGGACAGCAAGTATATGATAAGTTATGTGAAATGTTAGAAATTGTATAGATATGAATAAGTTAAACAAAAACGTAGCCAAAGCAGTGCTACAAAAAGAAGGTAAGATATTCGGTGCAACGTATATCAAAAAGAATGGAGAGGTTACAAAGATTAACGGACGATTTGGAGTACATAAGTTCGTTAAGGGAACAGGGAGTTCTAGTCCAAATGTATGGACGGTATGGGACAACAATAGAAAGCGGTACACCGCACTAATACCTGAGCAGATTAAGGAGATTACTTATGGTGGATATAAATATGAAATAGAATAGATTGTTATGAGACTAGAATATGAAGTATATTGGAAGAGTGAATACGAGAATCCATTAAATGGAGACGTTGTTAGATACACACAAAGGTTTCAAGATATATCTTTGGCTAGAGAGTGTATGATATCACACAAATCTAGAGACCCTTATATGAAGGTTATAGAAATTAGAGAATAATAGAAATAACTATGTTGACATTTGAAGAACTGAACAAGATACTTAAGTCTTGGAAAAGGAATGAGTTTAGTAATAAGTTTACAAAAGCAGACGTTGCATTAATGTTTGCTTGGAATTACGATAGAGTTGATAAGAATTTATTCTTTGAGACTCTATCTAACTATAACCTAGAGACAGAATGTACAGAGATAAAAGAATTTATTAATCAAACACTTTATTAATTATGCCTAATTGGTTTTACTTCACCATTACAGTAAGTGGTGAGAAGGAAGAGGTACGTAAGTTCGTATCCAATGTAGAGGGCTCAGAGAAGTACGATACGAAAGGTAGAGAATTTGACTTCAATCACTTCATACCTCAGCCCGATAACATTTATAGAGATAACATATCTTTCGAAACTCAGGAGAGATTAGAAAAGGAAGGAGTGCCTAATTGGTACGATTGGAACAGGCACAATTGGGGTACGAAATGGAATGCCGTATGTGATGATAGGTTCTCGGTTAGCATAGATGGTTTCCCCTTTGAACAGGAATACAATCTGAGAACGGCTTGGGCTTTCCCTAACGAAGTAATTGAAAAGATGATTGAAATGTATCCTAACCTTGACTTCACAATTGTTGGAGAGGAAGAGTCGGGTGCTTATGGGGTGTACATTGATTCTTCACAAGGTATATGGGATGAGGAAGAGCCCGTATTAATTGATGAGGAAAATAATAAAGTTGTCTTTTGGGACAAGGACACAGACCTTTGGAGGTATGTTGATGACAATACAGAAGTCCCTGACAACGATATGTTTTGGCCTACGAATAGTTATAGTTGGAGTTAATGAGGAGTAAAGATGAACTACTAGCCTACGCAGATATTCAAGAGTTGATTGGTATCGAGAATAAACTTATCGAACTAAAGGACTCTTGTCTAGATTTGCACAAGATGGCAGAGATTATTAATCTGATACACGGATTTGAGTCAACGCATTTACAGCGTGTTAGAGACTACTTCACGTATCGAGATAAGGTAGACGAAGCAAGAGGTGCTTATCGTGCATTAAAAGCGAAGTATGATGCCTTAAAACAAGAGAACGAAGAGTTGAAGGCTAGGCTCAATTTAAAATTTGAAAACATATAACAATGCTAGGAGTATTTTATGCAGTGCTAGGTGGCACAGTAACAATGATAACCATTGGGATAATGCTATACATATCCCATTTAATTTTTGATAAACTATGGAAAAAGGGAAAGTGATTAAGAACGACATTACTGATAACTTCTTAGACGATGAATATCAGTACGGACAATGGGTGAATAGATACAGTGAGTTCCTTGAGAAACTTGTTGAACAAGGAGGACTTTCGTCCGACTACTAAACACCCTTATTATACTAGTATAGTATTATACTAGTATAGTAGAGTATCCCCTTTAGGGGGATACTCTTATAATAATAGTATTAATTATAATATATTATAATAAAGATGAACAGGATATCCGTTAAGGTTATTAACCTTATTATTGACAAGTACAATGAACTCTACCATAAAGATATCAGAGCCGTTAGAAGGGACAGGGAACTTGTAATCCCTAGACAATGCTTGTTCTATATACTGAGGAAGCAATACAATATGCCGTACCAACAGATAGGCGATGTATTCGGTATGAACCACGCTTCAGTTATACACGGAGAGCGAGTCATAGACGATATGCTTTCCATTGGAGATAGGGAAACAGAAGATACACTAGGAGATTTAGTTGACCTGTTCAGGGAGTATTCCCTCAACATAGACAATTACATATCTTCTAAGTCTGAGATTATAGATAACCTAACGAAGATGCTGAAGTCTCTTCGAGCAGTGGATATACTCAGTCAGAACGAGGTCCAAAGGATTGTTAATAATGTGTTTAAAACAGAACCCTCTGAGGTGGCTTAGTGGGGTAATAATTTAGTAAATTAGATTCAGTAACCAAAATAAATGTAAGATGAGTAGACATCAATTCAAAACAACAAACATCAAGGGTAAGGCATACGTTGAGGTAAACGAGCGTATCAAATACTTCAGAGAGAGTGGCAACTATGAAGGTTGGTCACTATCCTCAGAGATAGTACTCATTGATGAGAACTCCTGTGTCATCCGTGCTGAGATTCGTGATGAGAATTGGGTACTTCGTGCAACAGGATTTGCACAAGAAGACAAGTCAAGTAGTTACATCAACAAGACAAGTTACGTAGAGAACTGCGAGACTTCTGCTTGGGGACGTGCACTTGCCAATCTAGGTATCGGCATAGACACCTCTATCGCTTCTTCTAACGAAGTATCTATGGCTATTGCGAAGCAGAATGCCAAGACATCAGAAGCACCTTCTAAAAAGAAGATGACTGAGGAGATAAAATCCAAGATGCTTCAAGCAGTTAAGAGTGGGAATAGAGATGCAGTCGAGAATGCCATAGGCAACTATGACATCACGAAAGAAGAGGCTGAAGAAATCCTATCCAATGGATAATGAAACCGACTACACGAAAGGTACTCGCTTAGTACTCACAAACGACAAGGGCTTCCATCTAGAGATATGGAAGCCCGATGTCCAAGACAAAGCACACGTGTGGCAAAAGATGTACGGAGAAGAAGATGTATATGTTATGTCCATCACTAGAGAAGATATAGCAGATATGATTTACACACTAGAAACAATGTTAGAATGAGTGACGTAGAAAAGTTTAAAGATGATGAGGCATATTATGCCGACAAATCATATATGTCTAATAGTTCTTTTAAACTACTACGACAATCGCCTACAAAGTTTCATCTTTGGAGAATGGGTAAGTGGTCTTATCCAAGCACCTCATTCTTCGATGTTGGTTCCGCACTTCACGCACTATTCCTAGAAGGTAAAGAAGTATCACTGCGTTGGGAAGGAACTCGCAGAGGTAACGAGTATAAACAATTCAAGGCTGAGAATCCTGATAAACTTATACTGCCTTCAAAGGACTACGATATGGTATATGCTATGGCTGATAAACTGAACAATGTGCCTGCTGTAAATGAACTTATGGGATTTGATTTTCAGGCAGAGTTACCTGCAACAGGTACGTATGTTACGGAATCAGGACTAGAGATTCCTGTGAAAGGGAAAGCAGATGCACTAGTAAACAACAATGGCGAAAGATACATCGTTGACCTTAAGACCACAGCAAAAACATTGGAGGAGTTTAAACGCTCAGCAAAGTATATGCTGTACAATCAACAGGCCGCTCTATACACAAGGCTTTTTGATGTAGATAGATTTGTTTTCCTAGTCGTAGAAAAAGAGTTCCCTTACGAGGTAGGAATATTTGAATGTAGCCAAGACTTTATGCAACAGGGCGAATGGGAACTAGAGTCGAGTGCTAATAAGTATGAAAAGTTATTTGTTAAAAATGAATTTAAACCCTACAATGCAATCATCGAAACAATTTAGTAGATTGGACAACGTAGTGCTTAGTGCTATATCAGCCACAGCAGGTGTAGATATAGTCAAGATACTTACGAGTTCAAAAACTAAGGAATCGGTTTTAGCACGTTCCGTTGCCTGTAAGATACTCAGTGAGTATGGGTACGGAACTAGAGAGATTGGTCGATTGTTAAACACCGACCATAAAGGAGTTCACATCTTTATCGAGAGTCACGATAATAGGATGGCTGACAGAAAGTATGCACACACATACAACAAGTCAAAGAAATTTGTTGAAGACTATGAGTCGTCAAATGAAAACTTAGAGGGAAAACTTAATTCCCTTTATATGAAGTACCTAGAACTAGATTCGAAGTACGAACACTTAGTAGATTTATTAACCTCAAATTAAATTAAAATGTCAGAGAAGGTTTTTGTAGGAAAGACTAGTGTTGTGAACACACAATACGGTCAAATTGTTAAGATTGCTTTAGGTCCACAAGACTTTGAAGTATTGCAGAACGCTAGAAATCAAAAAGGTTGGGTCAATCTTGAGATGAAAGACAAGCGTGATGGTGGTAAATATGTTCAAGTTCAACAAGAGATGAGCAAGAAACCACAACCTGTGAATGATGTAGATGATATGCCATTCTAAATAGTGATGAGGGGCTTCGGCCCCTCTATTACTTTTGTACCAAAGTGGTACACATTCGTGATTCGCAAATCGCAAATCATCACAACGATGAACCTTAAATTGTCACAAAATAAGGGTAAAAATGTTAATTGTTTGTAACAAAACAAGAGTAAAATGACGAATAGAGAGATACTACTGGAGATGTACGAGAAACTTTGGAACGCTGACAAGGATAAGTGGTCTTGGTATGCTATAGTAAAAGATTCTCTGGAGAAATTAGAAGCCAACAAAAGGTGTAAGCATATCAAAAGAGAAGGTGAGAGTTGCAGACTAAACAACAACTGCACCTATCCAGATTGTAAATAGAAACCTTACACCGCAGTGTGACAAAGTGTAAAATAAAAAGCACTCAAAGTGTAAAGTATATAAGCGT